CTGTTGATTGCCAACTCAGATCAGTTCCTTGAATGGAACTCTAACGAAATCATGTATGCATTCAACGCAGACTCCATTGACGCCGGCATTCTGACATTCAAGGCCACACATCCCAAGTGGTCCTATGCTAAACTGGATGACAATGGTTTCGTATCCGAGGTTGCCGAGAAGAAGGTTATCTCCGACAATGCAACCGTTGGTGTCTACTTCTGGAAGCGCGGATCGGACTATGTGAAGTATGCCGAACGAATGATGAAGAATGAGGCCAACCGTGTAAATGGCGAGTGGTATGTCTGCCCTGTCTTCAATGAAGCCATTCAAGATGGCAAGAAGGTTCGCGTCAAGCACATTCTAAAAATGTGGGGTATCGGCACTCCCGAAGACCTCAATACATTCTTGGCGGATTACAAGGGAACAGTATGAGCGTCTTTGACAACGAGGAATACATCGAATGGCGCAGAGTTCGACTGCAGATGATAACGAACCTATTCACCAACGAATACTTTGCACACAAGAAGGTTCTTGAGTTAGGTTGTGGTAACGGTCATGTCGGCAACTGGTTCGAGGAAAAGGGCGCTATTGTAACCTTTGCAGAGGGAAGACCAGAGAACCTGGCCGCAATCAATAAGACAAACCCAGATTCCAAGGTTGTCCATCTGAACCAAGAGTTCAAGTGGTATCTCGGAGAGAAGTTCGATGTTGTTGTCCACTGGGGTGTCCTGTATCATCTAGACAACTGGCGTCAGGACTTGATGGCTGTTTGTAAGCAGACAGACCTATTGTTACTGGAAACAGAGGTTACCGATAGTTCTGAACCTGTAGAACCAAAGGTTGGAGAAAGCCGTGGTGCCCAAGATCAGACATTGGCCTTGAGTGGTAACGGCACCAGACCCTCGCCGGCGGCCATTGAGAATGTATTGAGAGAATGTGGTATGTCCTTTGTTCGTTATGATGATCCTTCCATAAACACTGGTCAAAGGTGTTATGACTGGGACGAAAGAAACGATGGCCAGTGGCAGAGAGAAGGTAAGACGCTTCGTCGCTTCTGGATTGTGAGGAGAAACTAATGACTTCAGTTGCACTATGCTTCTATGGCCAGCCCAGGTTTATCAACAACCCAGAGATTGCCAGGTCCTATCACAAGGCGTTCTTTAGCAATCCCAACTACCAGGTAGACTGTTACGGTCATGTCTGGTATAACAATGATGCCGTGTATGAAAGCACCTCATGGGTCAAGGAAATGCCTACATCAAGACCCCGTGAGGATACTCTAAGCACCCTCTATCGCAACTACAACTTCAAGCGGCTTCTCGTTGAGGCTCCTCAGCAGTTCAAGTTGAGCGAACATTATCGCCAACAGTATATCGAACTGTGTAAGGATACTCCTATTCCATGGAATGAAACCAGAGAGAACAATACACTCTCACACTTGCACTCCAAGTCTACGTCTTTGATGTTTGCCGACCCAGGATATGACTTCTATGTGTCCTGTCGTTATGATACGGTGCTGACGGACATTCCTGACCTGACCAACATACCAACGGACAAGATCATCCTTCCTAACAACCATCCTAACTTCTCGGATACAATCATGATCTTTGGAGAAAAGTACTTGCCATGGGCACGAAACTTGTCTATAATACTCTACGATAAAGTTTGGGCCCAGGCAAGGAACCACGGATTCTTCCCCGAGGTTTTCAAGATGTATTCCTACTATGACATGATGCATACTAAGGAAGATATTATCTATACACCAATGTTCGGACACATACAGAGAAGCGAATGAAACTGATTGCACATAGAGGATTGATGAACGGTCCTGACCAAACCCTAGAGAACACTCCTGACCAGATTGACAAATGCCTGGCAGAAGGATTCGATGTTGAGGTTGATGTTTGGTGGTTGAACGGTAGGTGGTGGTTAGGACACGACGAGCCAAAGATCGCAACGAGCTTCTACTTCCTAAAGAGGAAAGGAATATGGATTCATTGTAAGAATGAACTGGTCCTAGAGAAGCTGGTTGCGCACCCAAGGCAACTTCACTATTTCTGGCACCAGACTGATTGTTATACACTAACATCAAAAGGCATTCCCTGGATATATCCAGGTAAGCAACCGATCTATAACGGCGTAACTGTTCTGCCAGAAGAATGGATGGACCTGAAAGATGTGAAACTTCTGGCAGATAATGGTCACGGCATCTGTAGCGACTATGTTGCCGATATCAAGGAGATTTTGAAATGAAAGTAACAGTGATTGGAGCCGGCGGGCATGTAGGTCTGCCATTCTCTCTTGTGGTTGCAGACGCTGGACATAAGGTGTTCGGTGTAGATATCAACGAGCAAGTGGTCGATCAACTAAATAGTGGTGTCGTTCCTTACATTGAGCATGGTGCCGAAGAACTGTTGCGCAAGCATTTGAACTTGGCCAACATAACATTCACCGTCAATGCCTCATGGATCAAGGACTCAGATGTTATCGCTGTGATGTTAGGGACACCAGTCGATGCAGAAAACAACCCTCGTCTTGATGATCTATTTGATTTTGTTGACCATACTCTGCTTCCTTTTCTACAGAGAGGCCAACTTGTCATACTTCGATCAACTGTCGCTCCTGGGACTACAGAAGTAGTTCGGGATCGCATTGAGAAGGCAACCGGATGGGTAGAAGGCAAAGACTTTTACCTAGTCTTCTGCCCAGAGAGAGTATTGCAAACCAAGGGCATTGAAGAAACATCCAAGCTTCCCCAGTTGATTGGTGCATTCAACACCGATTCTTACACAAAGACTGCATTGTTCTTCAAGACATTCGTGAACAACCGCCTGTTTCAGATGACACCGAAAGAGGCCGAGATTGCCAAGCTAATGACTAACATGTGGCGTTATGTGTCTTTCGCCTTCGCAAACGAAATGTATATGATCGGAGACAAACATGGCGTCAACATTCACAAAGTCATTGATAGGGCGAACCACGGCTATGAAAGAATGGCTGTTCCGCTCCCCGGTCCAAATGTTGGTGGTCCTTGCCTCTTTAAGGATGGTCGGTTTCTTCTTGATAGTGTACCTTTTGCTGACCTTATCCAGGTTAGCTTCCTTATCAATGAGGGGATGCCTGACTATATCTGGCAGTCTATCACGAAACTTCAACCGAAACTGAATAGAGTTCTAATCCTTGGGTCTACCTTCAAGGCAGATTGTGACGACAATCGTAACAGTCTATCCTATAAGATGGCCAAGGTATGTAAGAAGCATGGCGTTGAAGTCGATCAGTGGGACTACATCATTGGTCCCCACACAACACGTATGCTAGATACTTATGATGCGGTTATCGTTATGACACCCCACAGGCATACAAGAGACAAGATGCCTCTTGAGAAGTTCAGGAATGATTGCGTCATTGCCGACTTATGGAAGCATTACAACGAAAGCCGTCTAACCGAGAACGGCGTCTATATCAATGGAGAGATTTAATGGCTAGAGTTCTAGTAACAGGCAGTGAAGGTTCGCTCATGCAGGCGGCCATTCCGCTTCTACTCGCAAGGGGACATGTTGTAATCGGCGTTGACAACCTATCCCGATATGGCGAGAGACTTGGTATTGCAGGCAACGACTATCAGTTTATCAAGGTCGACCTAACAGACAGATACTCGGTCGATAACCTACTGAAAAACACTAATCCAGACTATGTTATTCAGGCGGCCGCCACTATCTATGGCGTTGGTGGTTTCAATAAGTATTGTGCCGACATGTATAAGGACATTACTCTGCACGACAATGTTTTGAGAGCATCAGCCGCCAATGGTGTAAAGAAGGTCGTCTACATTTCATCCTCAATGGTGTATGAGAACTGCCCACAGGATGTTGATGTTCATGTAACCGAGGACATGCCTGATAGATACCCCGCACCATACACAGATTATGGCCTGTCCAAGTTTGTTGGTGAGCGTCTATCCAAGGCATACCTGACCCAGCATGAACTGACCTATACCATCTGGCGTCCATTCAACATTATTACACCCTATGAGCGTAGCGACGAGGCCATTGGTATCTCCCATGTGTTTGCTGACTACATCAAGAACATCGTTGAGTTACAGTCCCAGCCGCTACCGATCCTTGGTAATGGCGATCAGATCAGATGCTTTACCTGGATCGAGGAAGTGGCCGAGGCCATCGCCAACAACCTTGAGAACCCGAAGACAGACAACTCAATCTTCAACCTGGGCAATCCCGAGCCTATCACAATGAAGGACCTGGCTGAGAAGATCAAGACCATCGCCGCGACCGAGTTCAATCTGTTTCCTGACTATAAGTTGGAATACAGAACGGTTGGTGTCTATAACAACGATGTGAATGTCCGCATTCCTGATGTTGATTGGGCCAGGGACGCACTAGGATGGGAATCCCGCCTAAAGGCTGATGATAGCATCCGTCTATGTATTAAGGAGTTTTTGAAGAAATGAACAAATGGAAAGAACTAAGAGAATGGCATGAGTTGCCAGCACATGTCGCCAGAAAGATGGATGAACTGGAGATTGAACAGCGCAGATCAGAAGGACCAGTGAGGCATGAGGAAGGATTCCTATTCACTGGCGTCCCTACATTCGACCAGAAGGCTAGAGAAGAAATCCTAAAGAACCTTCAAGGTTTGGCTTGACTTTCCGTTCTGTATGGTGTATTATAGGCGCATAAATACAGAAACACAAAGGAACTGACATGAGCCACGACCGAGGATGCTTCCGTTGCGGAGTAGACAAGTGGAACTACGTGGACTGTCGGAGATATGACTGTCCTAAGAAGGAAGATAAGATGGCCCTTACAGAAGAAGGTGTGAAGCTCAAGAACAAGTCCATTGACCGAGGAAAGAACTTCCTGGCAAACTACAAGGACACTCCTCGGGAGAAGGTCATTTGGGACATGGCCGCATACATCTATGAGCATCTGGAAGGATTCAATCAGGGGATGCCGACATTTGAGGAACTATCCAACTCGGAAAAGAACCTCTATGTTGTGGCTGCCCGTTTCTCCTACAAACTGGCCATGGCATCAAAAGGATGGCTGCCGGAATGATGGACGAGAATGTTTGGAAACTCTGTAAGTGGGCTATGGGTCTAACCATGTTTGGTTATGTGCCCATGGTTCTGGCCTTGAAAGTGCTGAGACGCAATGGCGCCTTTGACGCAATCGGACAGATGCTGGGTATCAACTAATGAAGTCCTTATACTATTTTAGGGTATTGCTTATTGTCGCAACTGGCCTGGCCATTGGTCTATCGTGGGGTGTGCTAGAGCAAAGCCCACAAACACAAAAATGGCTAGGAGAAAGCAATGACAACCTACCGACACACGGACCTAGAGTCCTTGATAGAAGACTTGAGACAGATAAATCAAGCCACAACTAACTCCGAAAAGGAACAACTGAAGAACGAACTCTTTCTGAAAATCAGCGAGAGGGACCTTGAAAACTGGTTCGCTCTATGTGACACATACATGTATCACTTTGAACGAGCCTTAGTAGGAGACATGCCACATTGACATACGATGAACGAAAGAAAGCCATTGATGCCGTCCTTTGGGAAATGGCATTCCTTGGTGAGGAGAAGACCAAACTGAATGAAAGACTAACGCTTATTGAAAAGCGCCTCGACAATCTTAGAGACGCGGCCGACGCATTATACAAGGAGAAACCAGAATGAAGTTTGTAATAGCAACCCTGTATGTGTGCCTCACCAGTGGCGGCGGATGTGAACAGAAGCAAATCCGCATTCAGGCACCATGTGTATCCGAGCAAAAGCTGGCCCAGGTGCCAGTGAACGGTGAATGGCAGAACGCCAGAGTAGGTGTGAAATGCTCTTGAGTTGGTTCATACCAGTGATACTGATGTGTGCCTTCGAGCCCAATGAGATACATCATTGCGATGAGCATACAGAAAAGGTCCAAAGGTATGAACTCGCACCGATACAGAAGTTCAAGATCATTGAGAACCAACCAGAGATTGAAGTTCCAATAACAACACCAATGCTATGTTTGGCGGCAGGGACCACGAAGTTGGTAGAAGAGTTCGATGCCTTTCAGAAGGCAAACCCCAAAAAAGACATTGAGTTCCGTATCGTTTGTAGACACGAAAAGGCATAACACATGAAAGTTGATAATGTATCTGAAGTCGCAGTGAATGAAGCGTATGTCCTACTCTCCGCCTATGTGCGAGAGGAAGGCAAACTCGGCACCACCTACGACAAGGACCGCCTCAAGGAGTTCATTGAGTTCCTTGCCGGCATTTTGAACCACCCAGATAACTTCAAAGCAGTTGAAGTTGAAGAAGTCTAAGAAAGGACTAAATATGAATAAGTTTCTAGTTACAGCAGCAGTTCTGGCAGTCATGACCGTCCCAGCAATGGCACACAAGGCCAAGATCGCCTCTACTCCTACCACTCCATATTTCGTCGGCACTGGTGCTGTTGTAAAGGACGGTAAGGTTTATGTAACTGCTCCTTACGGTTCTGATGTTCAGGTTGATGTTGATGGCACCGACCTGGATGTTACTGTTACGAAGCCGGATTCCGATAGCGTTTGGAACACCGTGCTACCATGGCGCTGGAACATTTGGCGCTAATCACCTAGGGGAACACAATGGTTGTCTGCTCATGTCGGGTTATCACAGTAGATAAGATACATTCTTACTTGAAGGCTCATCATCATGAGAAGACAACCGTTCCCTCGGTTGGAACAGTTACCAAAGGCATAGGCTATGATGGTGCCATTTGCGGTGCTTGCGCAAGAAACATACACGAAGCAATCAAGAACTTCATAGAGGCACAAAATGGCAAGATCAACTAAGAAGATAACCCCAGTCACCAACGAGCAAGTTCATGAGGAACTAAAGAAGCTGCATCTATCAGTCCAAGTCCTTATGGCTACCGTCAGCAAACTCCACACAGAAGTCGAACATCTTCACTCCCATTTTGGTGAGGATGAAAAGCCCAAGAAGCGCTGGTTCAACCTGGCCGGCGGCAAACAGTCTTGGTGGTCTTGACAAACATCAAACAATAGTCTATAATCTACAATCATTCAGTAAGTGAGGTATAGGAATGGTAACAAGTGAGAAGAACATGGTCATCCTTGAGGAAGACTTCAAGCAGCGCGCTTACGATGGTAAGTGGGAAAGGCTCGGCAAGATTGCCGACCTAGATAACTCGTACTCGTTTGTGAACGAGAACGGCAACAGAACCACGCTGATCCCGGAGAAGTGGATCACGCTTGGTGTTTATGACTATCTTATGGAGATTTCAGAATAATGGCAAATATCAAAATCGTGCGCCTCGCTTCTGGTGAGGAAATCCTAGGTGACATTCTAGAGGGCAAGGAAACCATTCGCGTTACCAATCCTGCCCGTATCGTCATTATGCCCAATAGGGCCGACCCTAACAACCCACAGATCGGACTGGCACCATTCTGTCAGTGGGCCGAGGACAAGGAAATCACAGTTGGCCGCGAGCATGTACTGTGTGTCCTAACTCCAGTCAAGGAGTTCCAGAACCAGTACAATCAGGCATTTAGCAACATTCTAGTTCCAGACTCACAGCTAATCATTCCAGGAGCCTAA